GACGACGACCAGGTTCGAGTCGAACGGCATGAACTGGTCAGGCGCGTCCGACTTTTTCACGTAGTGATGCAGTGAAGTGGTCAAGGTTAACCTCCGTTTCTAACGTTGGCCAAGATCCGGCGGAGCTTGGGGTTGGTGTTCTTGAGCTCGGTGGAACCGGCACCGGTGCCCGGGTTGTCCTGGCGAGGGGCGCCGTGGCCGGCACCGCGGTTCACTTCCTGCAGTTCCGCGCGGACGTAGCTGGCGATCTTCCCGCGGATTCGGTTCTCGTCGGTCTCGCCCTCGAGGACGACGGTCCGGAGATAATCCGCTTTGGCCTTTCCAAGGCCGGCCTTCCCGATCAAGTTGTCCTTCAAGAGATCGATGTACTTGCCCTTGAATTCCGACTCGGTCGCGGCCGCGAAGGGAGGCTTCCTGCCGGCTTCAGCCTGGCGTTTGGCTTCTTCCTCGGCCTGCCGGGCCTCGGCTTGCCGTTTGGCTTCCTGCTCGGCCTCGGGTGTCCCGGGCTTCGGGGGAACGGCTGGGGCTGCCGGCGCACCTGGGGCGGCGACGTGGACAGAAGATCCCGGCGCGGCGTGGACGAACGATTCGGATGCTTTCATGTGACGTTCGGCCATTTTCAGGTGGTGTCCCTTCTTGCCGGCTTCGGTCTCGGCCTCGGCCTGCTTTTTGTGGGATTCGGCACAGGCAAGGTGCCCAGCTTTCATGGCCTCGGCATTCATCGCCTCATCGGTCACGTCAGCGGTGGGGTCCTGGCCCGGTTGCTGCGTTACGGGGTCCATACTCTCCTCCTGCTTGTTTAGTTTTAGAGACGTGCCGAGTTGATCGACGATCCGCCTCACTTCCTCCGCGCCTGGTGCTCCCGTCTGCGAGAGTTTCCCGACGAGGTCTTTCAATGTCTGGAATATGCCGGCCGCGCTGGGCCCTTGGCTGGGTGTTTCCGTTTCCTTGAGTTGGGCGAGGGTCTTGATCTCCATCGTTTCGGCCTCCGATAGCACCGCGGTGAATTCCCCATTCCTGGCGGGCCAGGTCACGAAGTCGCAAGACTTGACGTCCGCAAAGTTGGTGATCTTTTTCCAGGTCTCGCCCTGGTACTGCATTGGTTTGTAATCGCCGGCCGCGTGGATGGAAACGCCGAAGATGTTTCGCCCTGGGTACTTCTTGGCGTAGTTGATGGCCGCGTTGATCCGGTCCCAGTACTGGTCCAGGCTTTCACCGTCGAAAACGTTCAGGATGCCGGTCAGCTTTTCGCCCTCGACCATGACGTCGGTGTAGAACCCGATCTCCTGCTCGATGCGCCGTTCGGGCTGGACTTGTTTCTCAAAGGCGCTGAGGTGGTTGGCGAAACAGCGGGCGCCCTCGAAGAATGCCGGACCGCCGTTGATGCATTCCTGGGTGTAGAAGGCCTTGTCGGTTTTATTCCCCGGGCCCACGGCGATCAGGGTGACCTTCACCCGGCGCTGGGTCTGGCCGGCCGTCGGCGCCTGGTCCTGGACCTGGGCCTCGCGGAGGGATTGAACGTAAACGCCGGAGGGGATATCGACTTCGAGAAGGTCGGCGGCTGTTGGCATCGTTTCTCCCGGGAATAAAAAAAGGCGGCTGTCGGTTTGGTTTCCCGACGAGCCGCCTTGGTGGGCGAAACTCCCCAGACCTGGGGATTAAGGTTTCCCTTCACTCATCCACTGCTTGATGGTTCCAAAGGTAGCACCCCTTCAGATTGTACGTCAATATTTTTTAATTCGACCCTTCCTTCCTTGGCAGGGATGGATTCGCTGCTGGTGTAGATTCGCTCGATAATTCCATCTTTCCAGAGGGTGGTGACCTGGCCGGTGGCCCCCTGGGCGGTGATGGATTTCATGCGTTGATTTTCCCTTTTGATACTTTTGAACTCGTCGTTGGTCAGGTCCATCAGCGCGCCTTCCTCCCGATTTTATAAACGATGTCGTAGGGCTCCATGGCTTTCGACGGCCCGGATATCCGGATGTGCTTCGGGTTGCGGATGCCAATCCGTTCCCCGTACTTCTGGATGCCCATCACCATGGCCAGCACCCGGCGGGTCACGTCGGGCAGGCGTATGGCGGTCTTGAACAGCTCCGGCTTCTGGCTGATGAGTTCGGTGAGGTCCTTGGCCATTAGAGCAGCCTCCTTGCGCCTGGTTTGGGGACGAGCCGCAGCAGCAGGTTGCCGTCCCGGGTGATCCCGCTGTCCTTGGAAAATTCCACGTCGGTAGTGAAGTACCCCATCTCGGCCGCGCGCTTCTCGACGAACTTGTAGATCGATTCGAACCAGATCTGAAAGTCCTTGTTCTCGAAAGCCTTCACACGGGTCCGGTTGCGGCCGGCAACGACGCTGAACACCGCCTTTCCGACGGCCGGGCCCAGGGCGGCGTTGTAAAACTTTTCGTCCGCCTTGTTGTGGATGACCGGGGTGTTGAGCTCCTTGGTGGCCTCGGCCTGAATCCCGAGGCGCTTCATGTCCTCGGTGCTGGCCATCACGATTTCCATTTTGGATGCCGATCCTTTGTTCTCGGATGGTTCGTAATCGATTTCATCCATCTCGACGCTCCGATCCGCCGGCCTTCTTGATCCTTGCCTTTCGTCCCATGGTGCTGCTCCTTTTCGAAGTTAGTTGGCCATCCACTCGTCGTAGGGGACGACCTTCATCGACAACAGTGTACCCGGGTTGCTCGGGTCGACGTATTTCATTTCGGTATCGGCGATGTCGCCGTATAGACCCTTGCCGGCCGCCTTCAGGCTGTCGGGCAGAAGGTCCTGGAAAGGTTTAGGCCGCATCATGTACATGCACCGGCAGTTCGGGTGAAGGGGTGGCCGTGAAATTTCGAACCCGACGCCGTACTCCTCCTCGATCTCGGCCCGGGTCATGCCGTCCCGTTCGGCGCAGTCGTCGCAGACCCGAATGAATGCCGGCGCAGCCGCCCAGACCTCGTCGGCCATGAGAGATTTGTTGTCGTTAAAAATCCGTTCCCGCATCTGGTTGTTGAGGCGCATGGCCTCGGTCCTGGCAATCAACAGCCCGCGGTAGACCTGGGCCGATGCCCTGGGCCGGGTGATCAGTCGGCCGTCCTCGGGGATGCCGACATTCTTTCGCATGTCCCGGGCGATGTCCTGTATCGAGTCCCCGGCCATGATCCCGTCGGTGAGGGACTGCTGCAGCTGCCGGGCCATGGTGTTGGTGATCTCGCCCACACGGTCGCTGAACATCTGGCCCTGCCATGGTGCCCCGATGAAGGCCTTGATGACGTCGTCGGTCGGCAGGTTCCACCGCATCTCGGTGGTGACCGGGATGCCCTGGTCCACGGCCCAGCTGGTCATCTGGTAACTGTTTTTTCCGAACTGGGTTAGGTCGTCCACCAGGTCGGTGGCGATCTGCTTGTTGAGGCCGTCCAGGTGGGTGGCGATCATCTCGATGCTTTGCCGGTCCAGCTGCAGGGCCCGCCACCGGCTGATGGCTTTGTCCTCGCCGGCGAGGAAGTCGCTGTTAGCCCACATCAGGTCCTTGATCAAAACATTCAGCCTGGTCTGGTAGGTGTTCCAAAGCGCGGCGGTGATGTCGTCCTCGTTGGCCAGCAGGGCCTTCTGGACCTGCTCCTCGAGGCGTTGGAGTACGGCGACCTGGTCAGGCATTAGATGAAGTCGTCATTGCCGGTAAGTCCATCGCCGGCTTCTTCCAGGTTGGCCCCGATGTTCTCCATCGTTTCCCCAGTGGTCTCAGCGCCACCAAGAGTCACGACGTCGGCCACGATCGCCACCGGAAGGGTGACGATGTTGACCGCTGCTTTCACAAGTCCGCCTAGAAAACCCATGACCTACCTCCTTTTGAAGTTAAAGCGTCTTGCCTTGTTTCTTCACATCCAGCTTGTCCTGGGCGGACAGGCTGCTCGGAGCACCGCTGGTGGCCGGGCTGGTGGCCGCCGTTTTTGTGCCTGGTGCCCCCAGGGCCGGCGATCCCGGCGCCGGGGCTGCAGCTGGTGCCGCCACGGGCTTGCCTCCCTCGGGTTGGTCGAGTCCGGTGCCGGCCATGCCTGCTCCAGCCGGCGTGGTGACTGGGCTTCCATCGGCCAGGCTCTTGACGGGCCCGGATGTTTTTTCTATTAGCCGATCGGCGATCTCTTTGACCCAGTCGTAATTTGAAACCCCTTCTAGTTTGGCGATCATTTCGTCGACCCGCTTTTTGGTGAAGGTGTCCCGGTCCATCTCGGTGTAGAGGCGGTCGATCTTCTTGCTCACGTCCTCGGGCGCAATTTCTTCCCAGCTGCATTCCACCTGGTCCGGGTCGTAGGGGATGTTGTTGGAGGATGCCAGGAAGTCGATGATCCGCATGATAAGGCTTTCACCCTTGCGCCGTCTGGCTTGGAAGGCTTTCACCGACGGCTCGGTGCTGGTGATGGCGTTGGCCCGGGAACCGGACCCGCTGGCCCCGACGTACTCCTTGGGCAGGTTGTGGGAAACGGCGGCGATGGTCAGGAGCATTTCGAATACTTCATCCCGGCCGCTGCCGCCGGATTGGTTGCCATCGGATTTCCACTCAGTGTTCTCGTTGTGAGCCCGGGTCGATCCAGGCGTGGGGAATGCCTGCTCCTCGTCCGCCAGGAAGCTGTCGATCTGGTCCTGGTCGGCGCCGGTCATCTTCACGTCCCAAACAAAGGCCGCCTCGACGATGGCCCGCAGGACCTTGTACCGGATGTAATCCTCGAACAGCTGGAGGATGGCCAGGGCCGGCAAAAGGTCCGACCGGCCGCGCTTCTCGTTCTCCTGGACGTTCGTCTTGATGTGCATGATGTTGTCCGGCGAGATCGTTTCGTAGATCCACTCGGACAGGGGAACGGTTTCCCCCTTGGCGCCGGTGCCGAACAGCTGGACCTGGGTCTGGTACATCAGCTTGTAGCCGTAGACCTGCCGGAGATCCCGGGGCTCGGTGATGATTTCGTAAACGTGGCCCGGGTCGATGGAATGCACCGATGGCTTGCCCAGCACGTTGGTGTAAAACTCGATAAAAAGTTCACCGTTGACGCCCAGCATCATGATCCAGGTCCGGAGGGTCTCGACGAAGTCCTCGGTCTTTTCGAAGTCTTTCCAGCATTTGCTCAGGGCTGGATTGTCGTTGATGATGATGGTCGGGCCATTGCCGACGATGAAGCTGGTCTTAATATCCACCATGGCCTTGGCCAGGGGATTGTAGTTGTAGCAGTGGGCCGCCCGGGCCAGCATGAACCAGCTGTCGGGGATGTACATCTGCCGTGTGAAGCTGTTGGGCGGAAACGGAAAGTACTTGCCGGCCATCGCGCCGGTCAGGGGGACCGACCCGTTGACGCTGGAATAATCGAATCCGTCCGATTCCTTGAGCTCGGTCTTTTTCTCGTCGAAGTATTTCCCGACCTGGGTGGGGTCCAGGACCGCCGGCCGCCAGGCGGTTTCGTGCAACTCGGCGGGCGTGGTTTCGGTGGCCGGCACCTCGGAGACGCCCTTTTCTAACCAGATCACCTTGCCCAGCTGGGACTTGGTCTTTTGTCGCGGGTTAAGCAGATCCGGCATGTCGAAGTTCTGGGGTTGATAGTTCTCGTTGAACAGTTCCACGAACCGGCTTTTAAACTTGGGCAGCTTGGGGACGTCCTCGAAGGGGTTGGAACTGTTGGCGGGCTTCCGAATCTTCAGCGCGTAATCTTTGACCTGGCCGGTGAACTTTTTCTTTTCGCCGTCAAGTTCCTTGATGACGGCCCGGCGCAGTTTCCGGGGAAACTTGAACTGACCTTTCTTCACTCGTTCGAAAAACTGCTCCAGCGCGGGGTTGGCCTTCCTGGTGGGTTTTTTCTTGGCTGGCTTTCGGGTCGCGGTCTTGGTCATCCTCGTATCTCCTTTTTCAGCAGCTCCCGGATGTTCGGCGGTATCCGGATTCCCGATTCATGCTTCACTGGTTTTTCCCCGGAAGCGTACCCGCCGGCGATCACGTCGTAGTTCAATGCGTGGAAAAAATCCGGCCGCTTGGTCGGCCCTAATTCAGTCCAGCGGGCGTGGACGACCTGGGTTTTGTCATTTTTTTCCAGGACCCGAACCAGATTGGAACATTCTTCAGCGAAGTCCTCGACCATTGGCGAGCGAGCAGGTAAGCCAAGTAACGACTCCCGCAAGATCCGCGCGGTACCATCCAGAGATTCTGTTCGGTCAACGGTGACGGTCCGGTCCTCCTCGTTCCAATCATAGGGCCCTTTCTTGTTGTCCTGATAGTAGCACATCCAACCTTTTCCCCGAAACCGTTTCAAAAGTTTACCGGCTCCCTCCTTGTCCGGCTGGGCGTCGATCACGAACCGCTTGACGTCGAACCGGGCGAGGAAAGGGTCCAGCTCCTCGAGGTTCTCATAAACCCCTATGTGGACCAGATCCCGCAGGTTGTTGGTCCCGGGCCGGGTGATGATGAGCCGGTGGCCGGCCACGGGGTTCACGTCGATCCCGGCCGAGCATCCGGTGGCCATCGACGGCATGGGGAACAGGCCGCAGGATTTGAGGACGTGGGCCGCCATGATCCTGGATTGAAGGTCCGCGTAGGCCAGGCCGAGGGTTCTGTTGAAGAAGTTCTGTTTGAAGATGGGCCGCCGGCTGTCGCTGAATATTTTCCCGTAGTCGCAGTTCTTGGCGAACAGCCGGGAAACCTGGTACCCGGACCGCTTGACGCCCGGGTGCAGGGCTACCCACTCGCCGGCCGTCGTGTCCACCGGTTTGCGGCACTTCTGGCAGGCCAGGAACCTCTGCTCCACCCAGGCCGGGTCGAACTTGTCGTCCACCAGGTAAAAGTTCCAGCGGTTGCAGTGGGGGCACTTCATTCCCCAATGTTTCTGGTCCGAGGTCTTGAACAGGGCGTCGGTTCCGTAGTCGGGGATGGTGGGGTTGCCCAGGCGCCATTTGATCTTGTATTCCGAGGCGGCCACGCGCTGTT